CCGAAGTTGACTTCAGCATCGAAAACGGGGACAAGCCGAAACTCGCAGCTCAATTCTTCAAGCGTGTGATTGCAATTCTCAACAATGAAAATGTTGACTACGATCAAAAAGTTGTTGCAAAAGTCATTGAACGCCACTTTCCAGATTTTCGTCGAGTACTGACTGAGTTGCAGTCTTATGCTGCTTCTGGTAGTATCGACGAGGGTATCTTCGTCAATCTAAAACAGGAAAGTATCGACGAACTTTTTGTACTTCTCAAGAACAAGAACTTTACCGAGATGCGCAAGTGGGTCGCTGCGAATAGTGATCAAGACATGAATGAAATGTTCCGCCGTATCTATGATGCTGCAACTGACAAGATTGAACACAAAAGTATGCCTGGGTTCTGTGTAACGTTGGCGGACTATATGTACAAGGCAAACTTTGTGGCTGATGCTGAAATCAATTTGGTCGCATTCTTGACCGAAATCCTCATCGAGTGTTCGTTCAAGTAATATGTTCTTTCGTGATCAAAAAGTGAAATGCGTATTCTGTCAAAGAAAGACCAGAAAGAAAAAAGCATTCACGATCAACATGAATACTGCCGAGGGCATGCATAAAACTTACGCGTGCCCTCCATGCGCTCAAGAATTTGATGAATTAGCTGAATACGTGGAGAAAGATATTGACAAAAGAACATACACCATTTGACTTCATGAATGCTGTATCTCACAGCAAGAAAGATCTGATTGGAGAATCAGAACACCCAGAAATGACTGAAAAAGAATACAACGCCTACATCGTAAATCGTGGTTTTTCTTTCTTTGACGACACAATATTGCACGCGAACGAGATGAATCAAAGAGCTCACTTGTTTCCACGTGCACAGTTTGATTATTACCGATCTGTTCTTCGTCCACGCAAACGGTTCTCAAAATGGCACAAAGCCGATAAAGACAAGGACCTTGATACCATTCAACATGTATATTCTTGCAATCGTACTGTTGCCAAGCTTTTTCTCAAAGCTCTATCAAAAGAAGATCTGAAGAAGGTCCATGCCAAAATGGAAACTGGCGGTGTCAATAAGTGATTTTATAAATATCAACGTGTAATCTCTATGAAGAAAACACCATGAATAACAATAAAAATAAAGGTGAAACGCGTTATGGGAACAGATATTTTCAGAGGAGTCGGAGTAGAGATCCGACTACCCGAACCTGACAATTTTCTAAAGGTCAAAGAGACACTTACACGCATTGGAATTGCTTCTCGAAAAGACCGAAAACTCTATCAATCTTGTCATATCTTACACAAGCAAGGTCGGTATGCAATTCTTCATTTCAAAGAGTTATTCATACTTGACGGTAAAGAAAATACGTTTGCGTATGAAGATAAAGCAAGACGAAATACAATTGTAAATCTACTTGAAGAGTGGGGTCTAATTGAAGTCATTCAATCTTCGAAGGTTCAAGATCCAATTGCTCCTCTCAATCAAATCAAGGTACTTTCTCACAAAGAAAAAGGTACCTGGGAACTCTGTGCTAAATACAACATAGGAACACGTAAATAATGACACCATCTTTGAAAGTCTATAAGACAAATGATTATGCTGAAATTCCACAATTTGCAACTCAAGGATCGGCTTGCTTTGACTTGAAAGCTTGCTTCACTCCAAATACAAAGGTCAAAACATATAATCCTTGGAATAAAGAAGTCGAGGTTCCAGTCAAGAACTACGGCGGGAAACTCGGTATTCAGGTGCATCCTGGTTATCGAGTCATGATGCCAACAGGTCTGATCTTTGATATTGAACCAGATCACGTACTCAAGGTTTATGCGCGGTCAGGAACTGCTTTGAAGAAAGGTCTGATGCTAGCAAATGGTGTCGGTGTAGTTGACAGTGACTTCATTCACGAAACACACGTATTACTTTATAACACATCAGATGGGCCTATCACAATTACTCAAGGTGATCGTATCGCTCAAGCAATGTTAGAAAGAACAAACTACTACATCTTTGAAGAGATTTCTGAGGCGCCCACTCAGAAAACGGACCGCGAAGGCGGTTTCGGAAGTACTGGCGAATAGGAGTTTCGCAATGGTATGCGTTACTCCAATACTTTACACACAACACAGGAGAACTACAATGACTAACAAGAACCCTTTTGAAATTAGAGCAGATATGCTTAAGCTTGCTAAAGATTACATGGATGCGCAACACAATTTAAATGTGCAGCTTATGAATGATATGTACGAGCAAGGTAAAAAAACATACGAAGAGGTCCAAGAAGCTTATAAGATGTATTCTATGGATGAGTTAATGGCAAAAGCGAAAGAAATGTATTCATTCGTTTCCAAAAAGGATTGATACATGACAGAGAAACATCACGTTCCAAAGGATGTTTCTGACAGGATCGCGTTGGGCTTCACAAAGGCCCTTCGCTTTGTTGCAGATACATTTTTCAAAAAAAGATATGGACATCGTGCTGTGGTTCTAGAAACTGTAGCTGCAGTTCCAGGAATGGTTGCAGGAGCTGGATTACATCTGAAGTCTCTTCGCCGTATGGAAGATGACCGCGGTTGGATCAAAGAACTACTCGATGAAGCAGATAACGAACGCATGCACCTCATGACGTTTGTCGAATTAGCAAAACCAAATTTACTTGAGCGTCTTATCATATTGATAGCCCAAGCATTTTTTGTAGCATTTTACGCAATCATATACTTTTTCTTTCCAAAGACTGCACATCGTATCATTGGTTACTTCGAAGAAGAGGCTGTCCGTTCATACACCGAGTTTCTTTCTGAAATTGACAGTGGCAAGATCGAGAACGTTCCTGCTCCGCAGATTGCGATTGATTATTGGAAATTACCGAAAGACGCAACACTACGTGATGTAGTAATTGTAGTAAGAGAAGATGAAGCTGGACATAGGGATAGAAATCATGAAATGGCTGATGAACTTAATGAGCAATAAAACCGTAGATCGTAGTGAGCATCGAGCTTACACGATTCATTATGAAGATCTTTGCATGTGAGGTGCTATGAGTCCGAACAAAACTTTCAGGCTTGACATTAATGATATTGAACTCATCAAAAACGCCTTGAGAAGCGAATTGAAAAAACTCGCTGATCACAAATTGATGTATTCCGAAAGTATCATGAGAGATGAACTTTCGATACAAAGAACCGAGAACAAAATGCGAAAAATACATGACCTTCTTGGTAAAATACACAATCAAAAGGTGTGGTATCGCCCAAAAAATTACGTAGGGGGTTGACATTTTCTCAAAGATGATTATATAAATACTACGAGAACGCCGATAGGGTTCTCAATTACTCGCCGGTCAAATGACGGCATAATATAAACTCGCTTAAACAAGGAGACAAGACATGAATACACGTAGATTTAATACAGACCTTCTCAACGATCCATTTTTCATTGGATTTGATAGTCTGATCAATAAGTTGCAAAATACTGGAACTGCAACAAATTATCCTCCATACAATCTCATCAAAACTGGAGACGACTCGTATTTGATTGAGCTCGCTGTCGCTGGTTTTGATGAAGAAGACTTTGACATCGAACTTCACGATGGAGTTCTGACTATTCAAGCAGAAGTAAAAGAAGCTGATGAAGTTCCTGACTATCTGCATCGCGGCATCGCAGCAAGAAGTTTTGTTCGCAAGTTTACTCTCGCGGATACCATTCAAGTCGAAGGTGTGTCACTTCATCAGGGCATGCTGACGGTGCGACTTCAGAATGTCATCCCAGAAGAGAAGAAACCGAAAAAGATACCGATTGGACGGCAGTTGGATGCTGAGTTGCTCACAGAGTCAACCAGTTGATCGGTAGTCAACACTAACCTACTTTTGGTAGTATCCTATATCAAACATCAAGAGTCAACTGGTGGTCAGCTGGTTGACTCTTTTAGTTTATAGCGTTAGATAAACCGAATGTTCCAGAACGGCTTCCACCAGAACCGAATACATTTGTACTGGTAACATTTGGCCCGCCTTGTACGTTATTCACTACTGGTGCTACTGTCGGCGAATTGTTGACTATGACCGGCATATTGATTATACCTCCAGCTGCAGTAGATACTCGATCTGCGAGATCAGAAGACGGCGCCATTTTTGGCATCCATTCGTTTGTAAAGTATTGATTGAGAAATCTACCGGCAGGAGTTTCTTCCGGTACAACTGCTTCACGGCCATGGAGTATTGCGAATGATGCGTCGCCAAAGTCTTGGAAACCTTTAGTACCTCTTCTGAAACTATAATCAGACAGAACTTTGCTTATAACTTTTTCACGCGTTTCATTATCAGTTCTTAAATCTGGATTATTTCTAATTATTTCATCTAAAGTCTGTTCTAAAAACGAACTTAAACCTTCCTTTCCAAGGTCTTTAGCAATATCTTGTGTTATATCAGATCTTGCTATAGCGCCTAAAGCAGTAATAAGTGAATTATACTTTGATGCTCCACTTTTAAAATCCTCCGCGGCTTGAATTTGACCAAGTTTTCTAGTTACAAGCCCTTCTCCTTCAATTTCCTGAGCTGCGGCCCTTTCCATTGCGGATTGAAGCTCTGCTTTTCTCGTTTGTATTTCTCTTTCATAATTATCCTGTGCTTGAACTGAAGCTCTTTCCGCTGCCGCCGCCGCGCGGTTTTTAGCAATCATTGCATCTAAAACATCTTGTGGATTTCCGCTTTCAAAAGCTTTATCTAAAGCTGCATTGAACCCTTCTAATTCTGTTTTAGCTTTTTTATCCAGCCATTTTTTTGCCGCTATACCAATTCCAACTGCCAAACCAGCAACACCACCAGCTATGAGTGCTGGAATAGCAGCCATTCCAACCACCCCGGCGATGCCAAGACCAGCAAGAGCTCCCTGTATTCCAAGAGTAGCAACATCGACTGTAGTGTTAGCCCAATCAGGATTTACTCCAGCCTGGTCTATTAACCAATCTTTCATATTGTTTCCTAGAAGTTCTGTAGCAACTATAAGAGCTCCAATAATTTTGAATCTAAGACCGCCTTTTTTTAACCAAGCAGCTGTTAACGCAGCACCAAGTGCAGTTCCAATTCCTTCTGCTTGATTATCAGTAAATTCTTTACCAAATGCGTCTCCAATCTTTTTTGTTACTTCAGGCAAATCAAATATATTAGATAATATATTGCCTGCTCCAAGTAAAAGTCCAAACTTTAATCCAAAAATAGAACCTATTGCAGTCCAATTGATTGCAGAGGCTAGGCCTTTAGTAAATTCACTTTCACCTATTTTCGCATCAATAAAACCCTTAAATACATTACCTAAAGCATAAACGCCACCAGCAAACAGAGCACCCATTAAAAGTTTATTTAGAAATCCGGTGCCGCCTCTCAATAAATCAAATAAACCTCTACTTTCGCGAGTTTTCTTATCCGGTAAATCATCTCTTGTAGTATCTGGTGAAGGTGTCGTTGTCTGATCTTCAGCTAATTCTTCTCTTTGCCTACGAGCTTCTTCTCTCTCAGCAGTTTCTTCACTTATCTTGAGTTGATCCGCGGAAACGTCAAGCATACTCGCCATCATCTGTGTCTGAGCGGAAATGTTTTCAGAGATAGTTTCAAAGATTTCTTCGAACCTATCCAATTGTATGCGAACAGCTCGAATCGAGTTCGTACCAGTATTACGAATCAGTTGCCCTTCGGCTTTGAGGCGATCTACAATTTCTTCAGCCATTTATCTTCCGCTCTTCTCTTTTTGTTCTTCTATGTAATTGACTAGCATTGCAAAATAAAGATCTCGTTCGTATGGTACTAAGTTTTCAATATCACTTATCGAGTACTTGTGATGCTGTGCCAACGCGAAAACCATTCTATAGTATTCACTCAGACTGATGTGACACAGCATCAGATAAAAAAACTTCGCATTCCTTCAATTACAAACGTCTGTTCCTTACCGTCTTGATTCGTGTACTTCATTTCGTGTCTCAACTTTGGCATCGTCTCAAAGAATGTTTGGATCTTTTTCAGGACATCGCCTTGTAGATTTTCCATAAAGTCATCAATTTCTTCGTCAGTATAATCCTCGAATTTATATACATCGTCGTCGGAAGCAATCTTATCAAGACAAGAAATCATAATGAAGTAATTTACAAGAGGATCATTCTGGTCAGCACTTGCGATTTTGATAAACTCTTCAATTGTTGGATATCGAAGAAACAGTGTATAGTCATCATTGATTTTTACTCGATTTGAATGCTCATCATCTCGAGTGACTTTGACTTCATTCAAATCAATTTCAAGTTCAACTGTTTCTTCTGTGTCAGGATCCTTGATTGCAAACTTGATATTGTTATCAACCGATTTTGAACGAAGCATCAACAATACATATTCAAGATCAAACATTGCAAGTTTTTCAACATCAATATCTACAAGACAGTTGTTCACGATTTGCTTGACGGATAGCACAGTCTGTTCTGGTTCATCAGATTCCTGTGCTACAAGCAAGATCTTCTCTTCTTTTACTGTAAAAGGACGATACTTGATCTTTTTACCAGACGACGGCAATTCAAGCTCAAATAGCGGCAGATCAATTTTTGGCAGTTTTTTCGACATTCTATATCTTCTCCATTATCTAAAAATGTTTGATAGGCTTCTAATTCTATTTGTGAAGTTATTAAAGGAATTTGTAACGCGTGTATATGTATTTATGGCATCCTGAATACCTTGTGGAACTAGCTGTTGGTTGACGAGCTGGCCTACCTGACCAATGTTAGATATAAGATCGAGAAGCCCATTACCGCGAGTATTTCGTTCCGAAGGTATTCCTCTTATTTCTGACGAATACTGAATTCTACTGTAAGTAAACGCAACAGGAAGTGTAGCAAAACTGTCATTATTTTCCCAAGCAAGATCTATACTTTGAACTGTGATCGGAAATACACCATCTAACACGACTTCATAAAACTTGGTTTCGGTTGATGCAGCATCGTTACTATAGTATTTAATAACCATTCTGCAAGAATACTCATCTTTATAACCAAGTTCATATGGCAGTTGATCATCGACGGAAGCAAAGTTACCGCCTTGAGTGCTATAATTAACTACGCGTTGCATCCAAGTGTGAAAGAAACTGAGTACTCGATGTTCGGAATCGAGCATGAAGATACAGCTGAGTGGTTCTCGATTGATTGCAGTTGGCATTGACTGTGGAAGATCAATACCATTTTGACGATACGAAATAGTTTCGACATCAATACCCGGAAGTGTCACGTTTTTACAAAAGAATAGCAATTCATTATCTTGAATATTTGGTCCGGTCAACTCGACAGTAAAGAGTGAAGTCTTTGCAGGACCACCATAACGATCAAGTCTGGATTTGAACTCGTTGATATTGAAAGGCATTTATCGTCCTCTTATAATTCTTCTGGAGTCTGCCCAGACTTTTGTTTGTGTTGCGCCTTCGAACCTTGCAGTCGGAAGAAAAATTGCAATATCCCACTCAGTTGGATGCACATATGTCATTTTTGTTCGAACGTGTTTTGACAGATAATGTTTGATAGTAGGTTTGAATTCTTTGTATTTTGAAGCACCGTTCAGCACTCCGTATGAAAGTCTAAGCTTAGTATTTTCATCATATCGATCATTTGAAGTCACATCATAAAGAGAGTCCATAAGTTTGGCTCTTAACTGAAGCGGCAAATAGTGAAAGTTGATGCCGAGAAATCCACCCTTTGCGCGATTGATTGGAAAGATCAGCGGGAACCTATCATAGTAAGGAAGTGTCTTTTTGTGCTTTGGATCGTAACCAAACATATACATGTGCCCGATACGAAATCTGCTTTCATAGCGATCTCTTCCCATTTCACGAATCAGTTTCGCATCATTCACTTCAGACTTTCGTACTTGTTTTGCTTGATCACGATACCAGTCACGTGCTGCTTGAGTGCGCGCTGGAACCTGACCAGAACGAAGTCCTTTCAAGAGAATATCGTCAAAGACTCTTGCGGCCATTACTTAATTCCCAACTGATCTTCAGTCATGAGCATGAATTTCCACCCACGATCAGCGCAATATCTTTCTGCTGCACGCCATTTTGCTTCATTAATTCCATATGTCTTGACCTCGTTTATGTATTTGCGAGAAACTCGTCCAGTTTTTGTTGCATTCTTTTTTCGCGGATCGGGCGGTCTCGTCTGACCTTTTGGTTTGATTTCGATCATAACAGTTTCAGTAGTCCCTTCTGGCGTTTTCTTTTTCACGACAACATCAGGAAAATACCGATGCGCTCTTCCGTCTATCGGAGACATATAGGGCACGACATACTCTTCTGAAGCCCACCATATCACATCAGGATGCTGATCAACATAGCGAAAAAATTTGAACTCCCAAGAACTTCGATAGTAGCAGCGGCTGGGATCTCCTTTATATTTCTCGGGATTTTTGGGGCGAAATCTACCCTGATTATAGCGTGCCATCTGCTTGTAGAACTTTCATATATAATTTGTTTTTATGTTGTAAGTTGTATCGCTTTATATTTTCGTTCAAAGTTTCGAAAGTAATCCAACAATTTGCTGATTTATATAAATTTACATCATTTTCCAAAATTTGTAAGTTGCAAGGATGGCCAATAATATAAGGATCTATATCATTTAAAAATCCTTGCATAATACTTAAAATGTGATCTAGAACGTACACTATACCATTGTGCAGTTTGCCCCTCAATCTAAGCGGATCAATATCTCCTAAGCAATAAAAATAAGATAAATTGGTTATTTCCCAAACTGCTTTATAATATGATTCTTTGTCGTATTTATTATCATACCATTTTTTAGCCTTTTCTTTTGTCAACCCATATCTTTTAATAAGCTTTTTTTCTGCAATTTCTATTTTTTTACTTTTTGTTTTAGATTTCATGGTATGACTTCTTCGTTTTATCACTTCCGTTTTTTCGAGTCTGTTATTTGGATCTTTCCAAAAATTTTTCAGCGGCTCAGTGATAATTTCTATTTTTTCTAATCTTTCGTGTTCTTCTAATTTATTTAACCATCCAAATTTTTTAGATCTTTCATCCTTTGTCATATTAGTTCTGGATTTAGATATTGTTTGTCCTATTTTACTTTTTATTTCCTCAGCAGTACCGTCTATTTCTCGACATTTCCATATTTTTCTTTGATTTTCAGAAACCTTGTCAGAAAATTGTTTAAACTTTAATTCATCTTCTTTTAGTCTTTTACGATGTTTTTTTGCTCCTAAGCTTCTAGAACATGTATTACAATATTTCTTATATCCAAATGTGATACTTATAAAATCAGTTTTGTTACCACATTCATTTTGACAAATATTTTCTTTGGGCTTAAGATGAAAATTGTTATAATATTGTTCAGATGTGGTGTCGTGAGATTTTGAAACGTGTTTTCCTAACCCATTTAAAGATTTAAATGACTTATTGCATATATTACACTGATAAATAGACATAAGCTGTGTTCCTTTCGTCGTGAATTGTTTAAGCATAGAGTCAGTGGGACCCCCATCCGCGACTGACAATTTATTTATGGTGAGATCACCTTTGTATTTCTCGGGATTCTTTGGTCTAAATCTTCCTTTATATGACTTTACCACTTATCTCTCATTCTTGATATAAATACATTTGAACTTATTTATATAGAAAGATCAAAATGCCTTATCAAGATTTAAGTGTTGGCAGAAGACCAGAAGAAGCAATGTCAAGAGAACGAAGAAGATCTTCGTATTCGGATTTGATTAGCTTTCCTTCTGACCTCGGTGCGCATACTATGCTGATGGTATTCAAAGAATATTCTTACGAAAATGCAAGAGCTGGTGAGCAGAGTCTTTTAAGCTTGGGTACCAGTGGTTCTGCAGTTCGTAGAGAGACAATTGCCGGCGGTTCAGGAAGAGCTCTTACCACTGGGATTAGTGCAATAGAGCTTCCAATTCCAGCAAATCTAAGAGATACTGACATATTGAATGTAGAAAAAATTACTCAGGGTGTCATTGAGACTGCTTTAGGTGAAGCTCTTGCAAAAGGCGCTAAAGATTTGCAAGGATCTAATTTGACTGTTGGAGGTTTACCTCAAGAATTTCAGTCACTTGGTCGCCAAGCTGCAAATATAAATTTAGAAGATGTTCTTTCTCAGGGTATCGGTGCTCTTGGGCCGCAGCTTCAAAGTATCTTAAATACTTCAATTGGCGATGCTTCAAGGGATGTATTATATCTACTTAGATCTACTATAGACCGTTTCGCGCCTGGTATTTCTCGCGCTGCAGATCGAGCTCTCGGTTCGACAATAAACCCGAAAGCGTCTCTTGCCTTTGAAGGTGTTGAATTAAAGCAACATTCTTTCAGTTGGACTCTCGCGCCAAAAAGTTTCGACGAATCAGAAAGATTGAAAGGTATTGTAGAAAAATTGAAAGTATCTTCGCTTCCAACATATCAAACATTTACCGGTACAAATTTTAAAGCATATCTCAGATATCCAGCAATTGTTGATATTTATCTTCTCGGCGTAAATCCTGATTATTTCATGAAATTCAAATCTTCGATGATTCGATCAGTAAATGTAGAATACGGTTCCAGTGGTCTTGTTTCAATACTTAAGGGTGGTAAACCCGCAAACGTTGCACTCAATATAGAACTCATGGAACTAGATATTCACACCGCAGAAGATTATGGCGGCGCCGGGGCTGAAACTAATATTACAAGTACCCCAGCAGGATTACCAGCAGATCCGACAAGAACAGGTCCTTATTAAATTATAGGAAAAACATGTCAGAATATTTTGAAAACTTTCCAATCATAAATTATCAGGGGCGTAATGCTCGCGATATCACTCGTAGAAATAAATTTCTCAAGAGTGTCACGACAAACCCACTGTTATTTCTTCCATACACCATCAAAGAAGGAGAACGTGCAGAGGATATTGCATACTATTACTACGGCTCAACAGACTATACTTGGCTAGTGTATTTAGCAAACAATATTGTAGATCCATATCATCAGTGGCCGCTTGCTGAAGAAGACTTTCACAAGTATTTGATACAAAAATACGCTGCAGAGTCGAGAAAAACAGGTTACGAAGTTGTAGACTGGACGCAAAACGAAACGATAGAAGATAATGTAGTATACTATTATAAAGAGGTATAAATATGGCAGTAGATCAGATCAAGTTATCGCCCGAAAGCTTCAGAACAATATTTCTTCGCAAAGAAGATCGAGTAATTCTAAGAACAGAAGCTGGTCGCAGAATTATAATCAAAAGAATCATTCCTGAAGAATGGATACCTTATCGAGTATATGATTATGAAAAAGCGTTAAATGACAATAAACGCGAGATTTTTCTCGTAGATAGAAGTCTTTTACCGCAAATTGAAGATGAATTTATAGAGTCAATTCGTAATAATGTCTAATTCACTTTCATCTCCTTCTAAGGTTCAAGTCGAAAGATTACGACTTTATACGTATGATGGAACACCGATTCCATTAGAAGGCGTTAAGACCGAAATCAACTTTTCTCAATCAATGGATTCGCCTGCTTTTACCGGATCTTTAAAGGTCACGGACAATATTGGAATATTAGAAGGAACGCCGCTAAGAGGTGAAGAAAGACTTGAGTTGGTAGTTACATCGAACGATCTTGAAACCAAGAAAAAACTCAATCTACAAGTTTATCGAATTGATAATGTCACACCGAACGACGCTAATGATGGCGCGAGTTACTATCTGCATTTTATATCTAACACTTCCTTTCAAGCGAGCAAGAGAAGAGTAATTGAATCCATACGAAACAATTCTATAAATCAAGCCGCGAGAAGAGTCTTTTCAAAGTATTTTGATAGTCTAGAAAATGAAAGTTCTTCTAATTTACCGTTTGCTGGACAGAGTTACTCGATTGGTAACACTGAAAGAAGTTTTATATTACAACCTACACAGAATTTATTCAAGGGTATCATACCAAATTATACTCCTGCAGATGCGATGTATTTTCTTTCATCTCGAGCTTATATACAAGATGAAGGCGCTACTTCATGTTCGTTTCGATTCTTCGAGACTCTTGATGATTACTATTTTGTTTCGGATGAATTTTTAATCAAACGTGCTGTGGATAATGAAGAACAAATTCCACTTACGTATTTTCCTCAGGTTAGCAAAGACTCAGATGATTATAAGCAACAAATATTCAGTATCGAAAGAATTGAGTATCCATTAAGAGTCGATAGCAATCATGATCTTTCATCTGGCGGTTACGCAAACAAGATCATAGAAGTGGATTTTGCAAGAAGAGAATATAAAGTCAGATATTTCAATTACTTCGGTCATGATCTTCGAAAAGAAGACTTTGACGGATCTCGATATATAGATTCAAGCGGTAATCCAAGAACTACAGAATCCTACATTCATACCGAAGATTATGCTCGTGATACATTCAATCGAGAAAATGCTCGACAGTTTTTGATGTTTCGAGACTACGGAAAAGTTGGAGACATAGCAGGACCTTTGAGAGGTGAACAATTCATGGCAGAAATTACTGCTCGAAGAGTTTCGTATCAACACCACTTGCGCGCTACTTCTCTTGGTGCTACTCTGAAAGGAAGATTAGATATTCAACCAGGAAACGTAGTTGATCTGAAGATTATGGAACTAGTATCAGATAGCCAAAGAGATTTCAATAAGCAACTTTCTGGTAATTACTTGGTTCATACTGTGAATAATACGATTATAGGTGAAGAATTGACCACTAACTTGAAACTAATGAAATATGACTGGAGTAGATAATGTTTGAAACTGGTGTAGGTATCCGTAATCCACTCTTTTTTGTTGGTATCGTAGAAAACAATATTGATCCTCGTTATGAGTCTCGAGTTCAAGTTCGAGCGTTTGGTGTGCATGGCACGAAAGAGCAAATACCAACTGAAGATCTACCATGGGCTCTCGTTGTTGCTGGTAATTATAGCTTCAATATACTACCACAACAAAATCATTGGGTATTCGGTGTCTTTCTTGACGGTCGAGATGCCCAGCAACCTCTTATACTTGGTACTATACCAACATTTATGAGCGACACGCTAGATCCTGACCGTGATGGCATAGGTGAGCATCCAAAAAACGAAGATGAAAAGGCTCAAAGCGCAGACTCAGCGCCGGAACGCGTTGGTCAACCGGCGTGTCATCCTCTTGCTACTGGAGAATCTCCTCACGAGGGACATCCTTTAGAACATGAAATGAATTGTATAAAAGATGTAAAAGTAGCTTCAAACCCAAACGCGCCCAACGAAAGCTTTACATCATGGTCAGAAAATGCGACAGCATATAACGCAAAGTATCCTCACAACAATGTTTATTGTTCACCTGATAATAAAACGACAGTTGAACTCGATTCTACGCCAAACGCAGAAAGATTGATGATCTGGCATCGCGGATCTTATATTCAAGTTGATTCAAATGGAACAAGAACTGATAAATCTTACGGTGATCATCAGGAAGTAAATGACAAAAACAACATGGTGTATATCGGAGGTCGAAGCTCAGTTACGATTATGGGTGATTCTCACGTTTATGTTGACGGCAATAAGATCGAGGAAATCAATGGAGATCTGATTCAAGTAGTACACGGCAATCATATACTCGGCGTTGGCGGGCAATCTACCATCAATGCGAGTGAAGAAGTTCAAATTCGTGGTGCTCAATTGAGAATGGAATCAAACGTGTCTGGTATCAATCTCAAAGCAGCGAAAGGTCTATTTGCTGAAACTGGCGAGTCTATGCATTTCAAGTCTGGTATTGCAATCTTCCAAGACGCAACAAATTCATTCAATATGAAAGCCGGAGATAACATCTTTATTCAGTGTGACAGTACGCTGAATTTGAAAGCACAAAATACTAAAATAGAATCTGCGGATACTACTGGAGTAAAAGGTAATAATGTAAAAATTGGTGGTGGTGTACTCGTGAATATTGATGCTACGGCTGTAAATGTCGACGACTTAGTTTTCCTCGCTGATGGGAGGGCTATAGCTCCTGATGGTGCATCAGATGCAACAGCTGCTGATCCTTCTAAATCTGTTGAAGCGCCAGAACCACCTGCAAAATCTACGAGTATCTCGAGTTCTAATAGTGGTAGAAACGGACCGAACGTTGGAACGACAGGTGCGGCTTCTACTGATGACCAAGTTGAAAATGCTGAAATCACTCCAGGCCCCGATGACGGATTAAGAGGTTCTTCGGGTAATGAACCAGTCGTTCAAGATCTTTCTCAATTGCCGCCGGGCGTAGAAGGCATGGATAGAGCTAATCCAACACAACAACAAATAGATGCTATCTATGCTGCAGCAGATGCTGCAGGTATTCCAAGGAATTTATATCTGCGGCTTATTGCTCAAGAATCAAACTTTAATCCTAATGCATTCAATAGGAGTAGTAATGCAACGGGTTATGCACAAATTGTGCCGGCGACAGGCAGACAACCAGGTTATGGAGTTACTCCAATTCAAGATATTAATAATCCCACTGAAAACTTACGATTTGGAGCCGAATATTTGGCTGCAATGTATAATGAAACTGGAAGATGGGATTACGCTCTAGCTGCATATAATGCTGGACCGGGTAACGTTGAAAGATATGGCGGTGTACCGCCATTCAGAGAAACTAGAAATTATGTGAGAAATATCTTAGGTTCAGGATTTACAATAGAATAAGGTAATAAAATGGCAACATGTAAAGATCCAAATGATCAAATAGAAAGAAACGCGAGTTTAGTCACAAATCTAAATGATATCTCGCCTGACGGAACTCTTCGCCCAAGTTTTGCAACTACTGCAATAGAAGAGTACTCAAGGCTGGTTTCAGCAGATATTCAGCAAAACGTGCAAGCAACTGTAATAGATAGGTTTGTCAACCAATACGGACAAGAAGCATTTGATGCTGGTCTTATTGCTATAAACAATACATTAATCAATCGTGAAGTCTTTCAAAATAATCTAGCAAATTATCCAGATCTACAGAACCGATTGAATCGACCTATACCAATTACACCGATTGAATATGCAAACTATATGGACGAGTTTTTACAGAATCCAAATACTGTTGTGAGTCTCGTGAATTCAAATACTCCGCTTATGCAATCACAGTTGAATGATTTTTATCGAAATAACTTTACGCAGTCCGCAATTGGTTCTTTTTGCGCTCTGATGCCTTCCGTTTTTGGCGCGATTGATAGCTTTTTTGATTTAGTAGATGACGCTCAACAGGTATTTCAAGATGCAGTTGACTTCATCAATAATTTCTCGTTGGAAGATCTTGCCAAGAAATTAACTATGAAGAATCTGATTAGCAAAATCAAAGAACAAGTAATGAAAATTGTAGAAGATACAGTTAACAAAGTCAAAGGTATCATTGAAAATCTTTCTTTTGAAAATATTATAGGACAGATTGAAACTTTTGTAAACGATAGCATAATCGGAAGATTTATTGAATTGAGAGCTCAGGCTTTATCTTTTTTCTCAGAAGAAAATGTCGAAAGACTTAAAAATAAGGTAGAAAACTTAATTGACTATGCTGCTAGTATTTTCAAAGATCCTTCGCTTGAAGAAATTCAGTTTCTTGTGTACAGATTTTGTGGATTCGCAGGACAGATTGAAACTGCACTCAATCTACCAAAGAAGCCGCTTGATGATTTTGTTGATGACTATCAAACTACGTATAACGTTTTGAGATCATCAGGTCGTGTTGCTACTTCTAGTGCCGTTTCAGAAGGCGGTGCTAATAGATATTCTGACGAAGAACGAAAAGCAAGAATAAATAATGGTAAGGATAAGGCGGCAGCACAACCTGTAACACCAGCCGGAGATTGGACTATCGAGGAAAACAGAGATTTAGAAAGATTATTATCATCAATAGAAACGTTTATTGCAGATCCGAGATTTGAAATAGGCAGTAATAAATTTTCTTGGGGTAAAACGCCGAATCAGGGCGATGCAGCCAATCGAGAAGCTGCAAGAATATTGGGTTTACCTCTAGATAAACCAGTACAAACACCGGCTGAAGCTTGGACAAAGCAGAAATATAAAGACGGTGCGCAGGCTGCTTTACTCGGTTTAATAAGATTGCAAAGGTTATATTCAGAAGAAAAAGGTGAAAATGTGGTTTTTATTGTTAATTCGGCCTATAGAAGTGAAAAACTAAACACTTTTTTACGAAGATCGGGTATAATAAGAAGAGGCAGAACGGGTGTAGCTAAAAGATCTAGACATCTTAGTGCTAAAGCTTTTGATATAAGGTGGAAAGGCTTTTCTTTAAGTGAAGCCAGACTAGTTGGAAATATAGCACAAAATAAATGTAAGCTTTTTGGTGTTGGAATATATAACAGTCTTGGCTTTATACACGTGGATGCAAGAGGAGTAGGTAATAAAGCAATATGGTTTGGATAATAGATACAGGACGTAAAAGAACATGGTAGTACAATTACTTTCGCCAAGACAAAAACGTATCAGTCTCTATGCTGATCTTTATAAGGATCTGACACAGAATCCTAAAAACGATGATCTTGCGCTTCGTCGTGATGAAGAAGCAGTAAAGGAATCTATCAAGAACTTAATCTTGACTGACAAGGGTGAAAGATTGATGCAACCATTGGTCGGTGGTAATATTCGTGCAATGCTATTCGAAAACGTAACGCCTGCTGCACTCAAGATGATTGAAGAGCAAGTGAGAATTACAATTCAAGAATATGAACCGCGAGCAGAACTCATTGATGTCAATGTCAAGTCAAGAATTGATGACAATAGGGTCGAAGTGACTATTCGTTTCTATATCACTAACATTGCACAACCGATACAACTCAACGTACTTTTAGAAAGAATCAGATAAATGGCACTCAAAACTCCAGTCAATAATATCGACTTCAGTTCGATCAAAAGTAATTTCATCGAGTTCTTAAGAAGAGAACAGTCGCAATTCAAAGATTATGACTTCGAAGGCTCGAACATGAGTGTCCTACTTGATGTTTTAGCTTACAATACATTCATGAATAATTACTACACGAATATGGCAATCAACGAGATGTTTCTTGACTCTGCTGTATTAAGAAACTCGATAGTGTCACACGCAAAAGAATTGAACTATATTCCAAGATCAATGCAATCCGCAAGAGCTGTAGTTCGCGTCACGATTGATGATCCTGCCGAAAATGATGCCGTGATTACGATACCCAAGTTTACGCAGTTTTCCGGTTCTGGAGGTGGTGAAACATTTTCATTTATTACAGATCAGGCGTATTCTGCAAGAAAGGTATCGGTAGACGGTCGATTTATAGCAGATAATGTCGTACTCTATGAAGGTGAGATACTTGACGGATTTGAAAAAGATGGCTTCTTCATTGATGACGACGGCGCTCTGCGTTGTAATCTTACTAATGAAAATATTGATACTAGGACTATCGAAGTATTTGTGGATGAAGAAGCTACAGAAGGCGAAAACCAATTTCTTTTTGCGAATGATATCTTAGGAAAAACTCCAACAAGTAAGGTCTTTTATCTAGCGCCGTACTTTGATGGCAGATATTCTATTTACTTCGGTAAAGACGTATACGGAGAACAACCAAAGAACTTCGAGGATATCAAAGTTCGTTATAGAATATGCAGCGGCGAAGAAGCAAATGGTATTTCTCGATTCTCTACGAGCTTTACTTCTCCAAACGGAGAAACTGCTGACACCACTACGATTGAAATAGCAACAGGAGGAGCTGAACGCGAAAGTGTAGAAAGTATTCGTTTCTTTGCTCCAAAGTCTGTTCAAATTCAGGAAAGAGCGGTTACATCTGGTGACTATGAAGTACTTTTGAAGAGAAACTTTCCAGACATTCAATCCATTTCAGTTTATGGCGGCGAAGAATT